GGATAGTTTTTATCTAAACCCTCTGACAAACTTAGATGTACCATATGCTTTGCATCGATACAAATTTCGTTTTCTTCATTTTGCCAACGATTGCCATTAGGTACAGGACCCTTGCCTGTCATATTAGTTGTACCTGCACCAGGATAACCTGCGCCTGTTGGTCCAGTACCTGTTGTATCAAACGGTGTTGTTGCAACCATATCTTTAAAATTTACATTAAAATCTTTGATTACATACTGCTCCGGAGCCTTGCCTTCGCTTTCATTTACAATAATTTTAGTTACATTACCCGGATCAACATGAAACCACTTTTGTGTTTCTGGATCACGCACAAAGAATTGATCGCCATACTTAAATGCATTTCTAAATAATCTAAACATACGTGTTTCAAAGTTTTGTATTTTACTCCACTGTTGTAGATATTGTGATATAATTGTTACTTCACTGTTAGTTGCTTTTTGTTTAAAGTCAATTTTAAAATGTGTATTGTTTTGTTCATTAAGTTGTGTACAAAATTCTGATAGAATATCTAGTGCAGCATTAACTTCTGAATCTTGATCCATTGTGTTGTATTGTCCATAACGTTCAACACGGTTAGGTGTACCAACATAAACATCAGGCAAATAACTAGAATAGTTTGATCTAGCAGGTCCAGGCATGCTAGTTTGTCCACCTGTAGTCGAAAAGGGAGAAAAACTTCCATTTGGATTATTACTAGTAGATACTGGGGTGAAGTACTTTTTCCAACTCATTTATCAACGGCTCCTATTTCTTCCGCTTGTTCTTTGTTCTTTTGTCTTATACGGGTTGCCTATACTAGTATTAGTTCCGACACTGCCTGTATTTTTTGCTACTTGCTGCATAATTTTATTTCCATTCAACTTTAAACCAATTAGATGAATTATATTGTTATTTAACTCTGTAAACTGTTCTGAGCTCATACCCTGGCCGCCATTGCCAAGTAATGCTGAACCTGCATTTTCACCTGTTGAGAATGGCATATAACTATTATCTTTTGTTAGCTCTTCATTAATTTTTTCTAACTGATCGCCCATTATTCGTAGCTGTGTGTTAAACTTTGCAAGTTCGATTGTTTTAAATTCACCAGTTAGTGCGTTTATATTTTCTCTTAGACCAGTTATTGCACCGATTCTTTCAAATGCGCCGGCGATACGTTCCATTCCTTCAGAAGCACCTGCATAACGTTCAGTAAGTCTTACTGTAGCTGCGTCTAGTGGAGGTGCACTTGTTTGTGCCACTGGTGTCTGTGCATTTGAATCCTTGTCTAGTGGAGGTGCACTTGTTTGTGCCGCTGGTGTTTGTGCGATTGAATCCTTTGTTACATCACCAACAACTGCGCCTGCTGCTGCGGAACCTACAGTATCACCTGCCATATATCCAAGTGTGCCGCCGATTAATGATCCTAAAATTCCGCCAATTGCTGCTCCAATTGGTCCGCCCATTGCACCAACCATAGCACCTGCAGATGCGCCTGCCCATGCGCCGCCAACGCCGCCAACAGTTCCAGCAGCAGCGCCAGTTCCGTCTACAATTTTTTCATCTTTAGACATTTCATCATCAGCTAATATTGATCCTAATGTAAATAGTCCCATTACTGCTGCTAATGCACCGCCACCGCCTTTAATCTTAGGCATTTTCTTCCACCATTTATCGTTTTTACCATCAGGTAAGTCAACATCAGGTTTTTTAGATGTTGTTTTAGACTTGCTGTTAGGATCTGTTACATATTTGTTAGTCGACGAGTCTTTTAAGCGGCCATCTTTATCTCTATATGTACCTTTAGGATCAGTTTTTAGATTTTTTGTAACATAATCTTTCATTCCAGTTTTTCCTACACCCATCATCGAGCCGATGCCCTTTATAAGTGCTTTAGATACTGATGCTAATCCAAATATTGTTTTGAATGCAAGTTTTAACGCTCCAATTGGTCCTGCTAGTGCAAATATAGCAGTAAACCCTGCTGCGGCTGCTACTCCTGCTGCTTCAATCCATGTAAGGTTACTTAATCCTTCTTTTATTCCCGACATTAACGCATTAGCAACAGTAGTTCCAAGGCCAGTAAAAAGTCCCGGTATTTCCTTTTCCATTGTTTCTGTAGCACCTTGTGGGCCGGTTTCAACTGTTTCTGTTTTAGTATATCCGAACAACACATCCGTTAATGCAGTACCAAGCCCTGATAAAGAGGTTGAAATAGTTTCTTTCCAGCCAAATGTCTTTATATCTTCAAGAAAATTGCTTACCCAAGAAGACATATCGTCAAAACCTGTTTTAATTTTTGCAATATTTCCCTTGTCTCCCATAAACTCAGCAAATGTGTTTGCCGCTGCTGTTACTTGATCTAATAAACCTGAATCTATAAATGCAACTGCTAATGTACCACGAATTTTCTCCATAGTTTTGCCAAAATCAAGGATTGCATCACTTCTTTTCTGTGCATCCTGCTGATCTTGTATAAACTGCGCTCTTTTTTCTGGAGACATATCAACTAATGCTCTGCTTTCTTCAATAACCCTAAATGCTTCTGCAAATGCAGGATTTAATTTAGATAATGCTTCAACAGTTGTACCTTGCGATGTTGCAAACGCTTCTAAATCGCCTTTGACTCCGGTTACAAATTCTGTCATCTCTGCAGGATTCAAATTTTCAACATCTGTAGCTGTATTTCTAAATGTTTCACTCATATTCATTAAAGCTGCGGTAACATCGCCTTGAATAGTACCATCTGCCATGTCTATCACTGCTTCTTTTAACGTATCGCCACTTAATGCTAAGTTTGCTAAGAATCGTTGTGCTTGTTCGTCAGACATATTAGCAGTTTGTACTTTAACTCTAATATCTGTCATAGCTTGAGACATTTCTTCAGCTATTTGATCACGCCTTTTACCAGTTATAGCTGATAACTCCATCATTTGCGCACCTAAAGCAGCAGCTTGCTGAACTGTAGTTCTATTTCTTAATCTATCAAAACCTATTTGTCGTTGTTGTATCTCTGCTGTCTGTATTAAAAGTTCATTAAGTTCAAAAGATGTAAAACCTAATTGCATTAGCTGTTTACCGGCGCCAGCAGCTAATTGTTTTGACATTGAAAGGAACGATTTAGAAGCAGACGAAGTTGTTGCACCAAACACACGCATAGTCTGTTGATTTTCCATCATTAATTGACTAAAATCAGCAAGCGGAACACCGGCGTCAGACGCTAATTTCTGAAATTCGTATAAACTAGCACCAGACATAGCGCCAACTTGACTTAATTCTCTAAAAGTTTGAATATTATTATCAACTATTTGTGTAAAAGGTGTTACTAACGACCCGATCATTGGTATATGTTTAGCAAAGTCGCTAATTTGATTGCCACCAAATGCTACTTCTTTTGCAAAGTTGCCTACTATAGTTGTAGCAGATGCTATTCCTGATCCAAGTACACCAAATGACTTAGTTAATAAAGCTGTGTTAATTTTTAGCGAGTCAGTATTGTTATCTAACGCTTTTCTATGTTTATCGACTATTGTTACACCGTCGTCCATAGCATCAGACAGTGCTTTTGTCTTTTTAGCAACGTCTTTCGGGTCATACCCTTCTTTTTTTGCCAAATATCGCATTGCAGCTAGTAGTTGAGATAATGTTTCCTCACTAGCGACACCGCCCTTACCGACATTGGTGATTTCCATTTCTTCTGCCACGTTAAATCCTAAAATATGCGTAGTTAATAAATAAAGCTATATACTTTACATTGTATTTATATGGAGATTACCATGCCAGAGTTCGATCCGTCGACTTTTATTCCGCCAGAGGCGTCAAATCCTCTTCAAAAGTACTTTAGACAACCTAAAGTATATGTAACTTTACCAAGTAAAGGTAAGTTTTACCCTCCAGGAGCTATAACATTACCTGAAAATGGAGAAATACCAATTTTTCCAATGACTGCATCAGACGAACTTACAATTAAAACACCTGATGCACTGTTAAACGGTCAAGCAACTGTAGATGTTATTAAAAGCTGTGTACCATGTATTAACGATCCTTGGTTAATGCCAAGCATTGATCTTGATGCATTATTAATTGCCTTGCGTATTGCAACATTCGGTGAACAATTAGACATAAGCACTACAATACCAGGAACTTCAATAACAAAAGAATACGGTATTGATCTTAGAATACTTCTTAATAAACTTGTGTCAGTTGAATTCAACGATGTATTAATAGTTGACGGTATGAAGGTTAACATTAGACCACTTAATTATCGTGAATTTACTAAAAGTAGTATGAAAACATTTGAAGAACAACGTGTGTTTGCACTTGTTAATGATGATAAAATGTCTGAAGAAGAAAAAATTGCACAATTTACTAAAAGCTTTAAAAGATTAACCGAAATGACAATCGATTCAATGATTTCAGCAGTAGTTAGTATCGAAGTAGATGATACAGTAGTATCAAATGCTGCACACATAACTGAATTTATGAAAAATGCAAGTAGTAGCTTCTTTAATGGACTTAAATCACACTTTGAAAAAGAAAAAGACAAATTTCTTATCGAACCTATTGTAGTTAAACCTACTGAAGAAGAACAAGAACAAGGTGCACCAACTGATTTTCAAGTTCCAATAACGTTTGATCAATCAAGTTTTTTCGGATAAAAATCTTGCACATGCCTCTGGCCGAAATTTTAAAAGAATCTAAACAATTAGAAGATGAACAATTAGAATTAAGAGCTGAGATTATTAAAATGTCATGGTATATGCGCGGTGGCGTTACTATAGACGAGGCATTTGCAATGAGTTATAAAGATAGAGAAATAATCGGTAATTTGATTAAAGAAAATTTAGAAACAACTAAAAAAAGCGGATTACCTTTTTACTAATTATTTCTTTTTACCAAATCTTCCATTTTTTCCACGACTTACTGTAACTTTAGACGGATCAACAATCGGTTCACCGGTTCCTGTTGTTAGTCCTTGTTGCAATTGTTTAACTAATGCTTGTTTTTGTTTTTGTGTTAAACCCATTGCACCTTTTTTAATTTGCGCATAAGTCATTGTAGTCGGTTTAGCTGTAGATTTAGCTGTAGATTTAGCTGTAGAAGCTGGTGATGAACCTCCACTGGGCTTTTTGGACATTATTTCTTTTATTTTAGCAGTAAATATCTGCATTATTCTCTTGGTATTAATCGGAACAGTGGTATCAATGTTACTAACATCAACTTTTTTTGATTTTAAGAAATCAAATAGATCGTCATAACTTGACTTCTTTACATTTTTCTGTTGTGTACCTAGATGTGCTGCATATTGTTGTAATAGCTTATCAGCAGATGCTTTCATGTCAGCAGCTCCTGCTTTCTCAGCTCTCTTAATCATTCGACCTTGTTTTGTTAAAGGTATAAACTCATTAATTTGTGATTCATTAAGAATATCATTTAGTTTCATTATTACTATCCAATTTTTACTTATATATTTAGTATATCTACTTCGTAGATATATGTTTTCGCTAACGCTCAAACTAACACTTCGTTTTTATTATAATTAGTAGTTAATAACTGAATGTACAAAGTACATGAAGTTTAAATATTCATGTAGATTAATTAGTCAGACGGAACCTCGCAGGGTCCCGTCGTCCTCGAAGATATCTTCATGTGAGTATCATAGCCGAGACATTGGAAATAGGTATTTGACTTTGCTACTGGGCTCTGACCTCTCCCAACCTACGTCGACATCGCGCAACATGCGCTATCCCCCGCTTCGTTCCTAGTGCTAAGGGGTTTTCGTAGCATACAGCCTGTTGGACTTAACCACTCCACCGGCAACGAGCATTATCTCGGCTGGATTTTGGTTTTTAAATAGTGTCCTGATGTGCCTTTAAATTTTCTCTAAGGATATTTGATCCGCCTACACGCACGTTTATTATACCGTTATAATATTCGTCCGTTTCTAAAACTCGCCTATTAAACTGCTCTCTTGCCTCTAAGTAAGACATTTCGCCTCTGCTTTTACAAAAATATAGTATTTCTCTTGTGAACTTTTCTATGCCTAAGTTTTGTACGTCTTCGTTTAGCCTATCACTGGATCCCCAATAAGTTTTCCAGTCGCTTTCTTTAGTTCCACGCCTTTTATTTTTTTTGCCTTTTAAAGGTGGCTTAGTAGTTTTAAATTTTGCTAGTTTTTTGCCTATGTATTTGCGGTCATCGGTTAAATTGGTTATTAAGTAAACAAAGCCTTCATACTCATTTGGTATTTCTGTAACTTCATTACCTTTGTATGTCCAATTCATACAATGTTTATCTCTTCTTAAAGTCTTCGCCTTTATTATTGATTTTGAATTGCCTTTGTTGTAGCCTTACTTCAGTATTTCGATCTTTTGCTATTTTTCGGATATCTCTAAGTGCCTTTTGGACTGAAGAATACGCACGAACTGAGTGTTTTGTTTCCCACCATTCGTTTGCTTTAAAATAGGCAAGGTATGCCTCAATTAATTCTTCATGATTGTTATCTTCGTTCATTTTATAGCGGATCCTGCTGCTAAACCTAGTGCATTGTAATCAGACAATAAGCCTTCTACTTTACAGCTGGAATTATTTTCATAATTCCATGCACTAATAGTTAACAAAGTTCCACATACATTTGTGATAGATCCGATTGCAGTATCACAATCTCCGTCTATCACCTTTAACATCTGTCTTTCAGCCATTGCACATTGATATGTTTCTAAATGGTTGATTTGATCCATTAAAAAGTTTATTTCTACATCTTTTTTAGTTTGGACAGCAATAACACCCTGTCCAACAGCTGGCACTAATTCTTCTAATGCCAATACCTTACTTATTTCATGACCTAAATCCATGGTGTCAAGACCTGCCATTGCTAAAATTGTAGCATCGTACTCATTGTCTCGAACTTTTTGTATTCTTGTGTCAATATTACCTCGTATTGGAAGTATTTCACTGTTGGGAAACATCTTTGCAAGTTGTAATTTACGTCTAGGACTACTTGTGCCTATTTTACAACCATCAACTAAGTTTCCGATAACAGCATCACGCGGATCGTGACGTCTCATAACAGCAAATATGTCTGTATCGTCGTGTAGATCCTTAGGAAGGTCTTTAAAACTATGTACAGCAATATCAATGTTGCCGTCTAATAATTGTTGTTCAATTTTAGTAACAAATACACCTTTACCGCCGATTTCTGCGATATTCTTTTTGGCATATATGTCACCATCGGTTTTAATTACTATAACTTCAACGTCATAATCACCTACTGAGTTAATTTTACGCTTAACAATGTCTGCATACGCTAATGCAAGTTTACTACCTCTAACTCCGAGTTTAATTTTCATTCTACTATTTCCAAATCGTTTGCATATGATGTAAAGCCGTTTTCTTTAACAACTTTTAATACATTGTTTACCCTTCCAACTAGCTCATCTTTGTGAGATATGAGGAAGATGTTTTTCTTACGTTCTCTAGTCATCTTTTTCAATACACTAATTGAATTTTCAACGCCTGCACTATCCATTCCTGAATCAATTAACTCATCAATGAATAGTAAGTTAATACTTTGATATAAGCTTTCCCAAACATCACGGAATGCAAACGATAACCCTAAAATAAGTCTATTTCGTTCACCTCTGCTTAGATTGTCAAAGTCTAAGTCCTGTCCTAGTTGTGTAATTTCAACACTTAGGTCATTTTGGAATTGTACTTGATGTGGTAAACCTAACACACCTAGATAATGTGTCAATCGGTTATTTAAATATGTTAAGTTTTGATCAATAATTTTTTTACGTATGAAACTATCTTTATTTGTAAGTAGTTTTTGTAAAAATTCTTGATGCTGTTGTAGTTCAGTAAGTTGATTTATAATAGACCAATCAAGCTCAACCAATGCAGTTGCTTTTAACTCATCAATTTGTGCATCGTATGGATTAAATTCTATCTCTTTGTTTTTTAATGTACTTTGTAAATTTTCAACATTATTTCTATGCTCGTAAGCTTCTTTTGCAGCTTCGTAAAATGTAGTAGGTCTACCGTTTATATCACCAATTATATCTAAATCAACAGCAACGTCTGTTACTTTTTTAGTAATTTCTTTTTGATATGCTAATGCATCTTCTAATTCTTTAGATTTACGCTCTGCAATCTCAGCTTTTTTATCTGCGTGTAGTTCTTGACCACATGTGTAACACATTGCATCTTCTAATTCTTCGATATCTTTATTTGCTTTTTCTACACTTTTGTCTGCACGTATTAATGCAGGTTCTAATGTGCTTAATTCTTTTTTAAGAGCAAGTATAGAATTATTATGCTCAGTCCAATTTGATAGCTTTTCGTGTGCAATTAGTTCTTCTTCAATGTCTAATTTTTCAAGTTCTTCGATTGCTGTCTTAAGTTTTTCGATATCACTATTATTTTTTGCATTCCATGCACGTTGATTCTTCTGTAAACTATCGATTGTAGTTTGTATTTTTTGATTAGATGATTCAATAGCCTGTATTTTAAACGTTTCTTCAGATACTGCTTGCTTAGTCCTTTTAACTTCTTCTTTAAGAGATTCTGCTTTTTCACTTAAAATTGTAATACCTAATAATTGTTCAATAATAGCACGTTGATCGTTAGCTCGCATACTTAAAAATGGTTCAGAATATGTATTAAGTGCAACAATATGTTTAAACATATCGTGACTCATACCTAATAATTCTGAAATAGATTCTTGTGTTTTACGACTATCGCCTTGTGATTCATCTTCTTCTATTTGCTCGGTATTATTGACATAAAACTTAAGAATATTTGGAGAGCGTCCTCGCTCAATCCTGTATTCTATATTGTTCTTGTCAAAGGATAGCGTGACCAACATTCCCTTACTATTAGTTTTATTAATAAGGTTGTTTCTTTTAATGTTGGTCAGTGCCTGGCCGTACAAAGCGTATGACAATGCATTAATGATTGTTGTTTTACCTGTACCGTTACGGGAACCCGAATCGTCACCTCCTTGATCTAAGTTTTCGCCAAGCACGAGTGTAAGGCTTTGTTGGTCAAAGTCAACACCTTGACTTACATTACCTACACTCATAAAGTTTTTAACTGTTAAGTCTTTAATTTTTATCATTCTAAACCGTTGTATATGTCTAATAACATTTTTTTGTCAAACTGTTCTGTATCTAGTTCACTTATTTCACTAGATACAATTTGATCAACACTTGCAATACTACTAATGTCTAATTCTGTATTGAATTCTTCAGTTTGACGTTGACTAATTAGTGTAATTTCTCTGCAATTGTGATCTCTAATATAAGTTTCCTTAATCAAGCCAGCTTCTTCGTAACTAATTGGAATATCCAGTGTAACACGTAAATGCATCTTAGGTTTAATTAGTCCACTTGTAGGATCTAGTAATTTGCTTAGTGTTGTATTTCTATATTTTGGACAATTATCCCAATTAATATACAACGGCTCGGCATTGTTTTCTTTGTCAAGGATCATCATACCACGTGCATCATCGCCAGCGTCTGCATAATTATGCGGAAATGCATTACCTAAGTAATGTACATGTCCTTGTTTTTGCCGCTTGTGAAAGTGTCCTGAAAACACATACTCTTGATGCTTAAAGTGATCAGCTTTTAGCTCACCATGATCGGGCATCTGTACCATAGCATTCATGTAAAAACTTGGTAGTTCAAAATGTCCAAACAAATATTTGCTCTTAATCTTAGACATTTTTTTCCACTCGTCACCGACTAACCAAGGAACTAACGCAACATCGTCTTGTTCCCATATTTCGTCGATTACTGTAACACCAGGAATGTGTTTAGCAAATTCAGTAGATTTTACATCACGTTTATCTTTGTAGTACAAGTCGTGATTACCAGCAAACATGTAAAAGTTATCAAACGCTGCACCAACCTTTTCTAAACTGCGAATGCCTGCATCCATAGTAG